TTAATATTTGCTTTGCACCGAGTACTTTTTGTTGCATTGCTCTTGCCTCGTGTGGTTTACAAGTATCAAACTTATACTGCCAGAACTTAACGTTTTCTCTAAGCCCTTCTAATATTACTAAGGTATTCATTATAGGTTTTTTTTAGCTTTATTAAATAATATGTTTAACTGGTTCTCTTGTATCATTGTGATATTTAGTTCGTAAAGTTGCTTTAACTCTGTTAAACTTTCACAAAAATCAATGGCTACTACTAAATTATCTTGGGTTTCGTGTTTCTTAATGTAAGGTGCTTGTTCCTTAGAGAAATCCATTTCCTCTGCTGGAGTAGCCTCAAAACCAGCCGCTTTCATTAACCAGCCTAAAAGTAATCTATAAGCCTTCCCCTCTGCTCTTGTTTGAGCCATAGAGCATATAGCGTACTCATCAAAGGTTCTTTTAGTGCGTTCTTTGTTGGAGCAAATAGCGTGTCCAATGGATACCACTTGTCCAGAGGCAATATTTCTAACCTCGCACGTAGCCCAGTATTTAACTTCATTTTCTTTGCTTAGGTCTTTTACTTCGGTAATAATTGGAATCAATCCAATTGCTGCCCCAGCGTAACCCCAGCCCTCAACATTTACAAATTGTTTGCCTTGAATGTTTGTACTTAGTTTTTTCTCTTTAATAAGACTTGCTAACTCATTTGATAGGCTCATAAGACTATCTTTGTTAATAAGTTCATAAGCTGGTGCAAATGCTTGTAATTCTTTCATAGTATAGGTTTTTTGTTATTTAATAATTAAAAGTATAACTTATTTGTGAATAAATCAAATAAATCTTTTAATATTTATCAAATCCTCTTTTAAATCGGTTTCATACTTTAAAGACATAATATCCTTAATTGTTTCTAAGGCATGGATAACAGTAGTATGGTCTCGCCCAAACATATCTCCAATGGTCTTTAAGGTAAAGTCTGTTTGCTGCCTTATAAAGTACATGGCAATCCATCTGGCTTTAACTAATTCCCTTTGGCGGCATTTGCCTCTAATATCTTTGTTAGCCATTCCGTAAAATGTAGCAACCTTAGCTATTATTATTTCCGCTTTCTCTATTTGGGCTTTTAGCCCCGATTTTTCCTTCATTAAAGGTTGGGTCCAGTAATTCATTTAGTTTTTGTTTTAGTTCTTTAATTTGTTTTCTTAGCATCTCATTCTCTAATTCAAGAATCTGGTTCATCTTGATATAATAGCTTTTATTGTCTATGTAACTCATAATTTTTCTATTTCTTGTTTAACTTCTTGCCAATACTTTATGTAGATGCTTATTTTACCCATAATATCTTCAATATGATTTTCTGCGTGTGCATATTCTTTTAATATTTCATCTACTGCTATTAATGCACATTGTTTCATATTTTCTTTATGTCCATTATTGCCTTCCCACCATTCATATGAACAATAGTTGTTAAACTTTTCTACTAATTCATTTGCTTTGTCTTTAGGTGTCATATTAAAAGTGTAATAGGTTAATTGGCAGCATAAAATCTTCGGTGATTTCGTACAAATCCAAGATTAAAAAATGATATGATTTTAAAATACGCTTTTGCACTTCGTTCATTCTGGCTATCTTAATTAAGATGTCCTCCTCCTTTTGCATTAAGCGTATAGGCTCATCATAAGTGCCTTTTCTCCATTTAGCTAAGTCTTTCTCAAATAGCGTTTGTCTTGCTTGTGCTGACTTTAATAGTTCTAATAGACAAGCTGCTCTTTTGTGTAGTATAAGTTGTTTCCCTTGATAAATTAGTTCCATAGTTTTAATTTTTATTTTGTAATTCTTGTTTTACCTCTTCAAAATATGAAGCTAAAGTAGTAATGCCTTTTTCTTGATTAATAAAACCTACATAAAAAAATGATTTTAAAATATAATCTGCCGCTATTAATGAGCATTCTTTAGCTTGATAATAATTTTTTGTTATTTCATAGTTTTTATAAAAAATTTCATTTGCTTTTTCTATCGGTGTCATAAGTATTAGTTTTAAAGGTTTTCTACTAATGCGGTTAAGATAAATCCTATTAATACAATAATAAAAACGTACATAGGTTTGATTGAGTCTTGTTCGTACTTGTTCATGGTTTAAGGTTTTAAGGTGATAATAATTGAGTAACTCATGTTTGAGAAAGTAATACTTTCTACTGTGAACATAATTCGTTTAACTTCTTTGCCAAAGTTTGTAATAATGCTATCCCCTACTCTTGGTAGATGTGGAGCATTAAATACTTGTTGATAATCGATGCCGTCTTGGGCATAATAGATGGTTGTTTGCCAGTTCATAAATAAAGGTTTTTGTTTATGAAGTAAAGATATATACACATATCTTATCCACCAAATTTATTAACAATTATTTTTAGGCTTTAGGATTATTTTAACACTTTGCTAAAGATTTTAGCAAATGATATATAATTATATAACAAAAAAAGGGATGTAGAAACACCCCTCGCATAAACCTTAATTTACTATGCAATATGAATTAGGACAAATGTAATAAAAAACTCCCAGCTTTTTACACTGGGAGAAACCTAAGAACTATGAAAAAACAACACTACAAAGATACGACTCTATTTTGAGCCGTCTTGGAGCAAGTCTTTGTCGTGGTTATCTACCCTTCTGTATCCTTCTTTCCATAGTATTTTAGTTAATGCTACGCTTTTACGCACTATTTCAGCCTCGCTATCCTCTGGGTTTAGCAAGTGCATGACTTCGTGAATTAATATCTCTAAATGCTTTTTACCTTTTAGCCTTGAATCAATAAGAATCTCGCCATCGCTACAAGCAATGCCATGAGCCTTTTCTTTGCCCAGCTTCTTATATATAATTCTAATCTTAGGCACTAATGTTCATCTTTAAGCATCGCCAAATCTGGGCGGTCTATTTCTTTAGGAGTATATTTAATGCCTCCTCTTACTTTAGCCAATGCTTTTTTGATTTCATTCTCTAAGTCGTAAACTTCATTAAGTTTAGCAACTAAAATACCTTCTTGTTCAAATAGTGTCATTTTTCCAAAATTTTTAGGTAACCTCATTTAATTTATTTTTTATGTTTTTTGCCCAAATTTGCTTTTGATATTCTTTCTTTATGTAAATCGCTCAATTTATGCCCCTTTGTATATTTATTACCTAACATCCTTTCTCTCATTTTTTGCTTTGTTTCTTCAGTTAATTTTCTTCCTTTTAGTTTTTCTGATATTCTTTTCTTTACATCTTCGCTTAATTTAGTACCTCTTTTACCATTAGCGGTTTTTTCAATAGCTTCTTTTGTTCTTTTAATACCAAGATTCCCTTCGCCACCAGTTGATAAATTTGCTAAAATACCATTATCAATTATTCTTTTATATAAACTTATAAACTCAATTTCTTTTTGACAAGCATACTCCCATGTTATATTATCAAAAAGTATCTCTATTTCATAATCAGAACGAGATGTTATTGATTTCCATATTTTGTTTCTTGCGTGCCAATCTTTTGCTCTTTTATAGTTTTTATCACTTCCTATACCAATATAAAAAGGCTCATTTTTATCAAGTCTTATATGTCTATAAACGTATGCCATTTCTAATTATTAATAGTTTCTTTAAATATATAGCGAAATCTAAAGCCTCCTCGTAGGCATGGTTAAGCCATTGTTCTTGAGTTAAATCGTTTCTATCCATTGTGGTACCATAAGTCTCAAGCCCTTTTAGTTCTCTTGCGTTTATGTCGTTTATTACTTCTTGAGTTACTTGGCTCATTATTTATCAGTTTTTGTATGAAACTTTCCACAAACCTTACATCTCATTTGCACTTTTACGACACCAGTTGCGGTTGTTCTTGTGTTGTTTCTAACTATATTTTCTCCATCTGCTCCACATTCTGGGCAAGATGCTCTTAGACCTCCGTAAAGCACCCCATAATGAGATTTAGATGGTATATGGTTGTTTAAGTGTTTAAATACCTTCTCAAGCAATATTACATCCTTTTTGCAGTATTTAAGCATATCCTCCATTGCCTTTTTATCCTTATGTAACAAAATATCTTTCCAAAGGTTAAACTCTGTTTTAATCTTTTGTCCTATGCCTAAAAAATCTGCTATGTAGTTTAATCTATTAGAGTTAAATCTAAACTTAGACCTCGCTATTTTTAAAGTATCTATTGTAATGTAATTAGGAAACATGGGTATTCCATGAAACAAACATCTGGTTCTAATCCATGCTAAATCAAACTTATCTCCGTTATGTCCTACTAATTCGGTAGCAGTATTCGCTACTTGTATAAACTTCTCAAGCATCTTTTTATCGTTCTGCTTGGAATCCCAGTAAAGTCCTTCTACTTCTTTATCATCTTCCCACTTGTAACAAATGCAAATTATGGCTCTTTCTTTGACTATGTTTGAATAGTCTATGTTCTTTTTATATCCAGCTTCCCAGAATAGACCGATGTTTGGAGAAGTTTCTATGTCAAAGAATAGCCTTCTCCTTGTTGTTCTTTCAGCCATTATGTAGGTTTTTGTTTTTATGCCATGCTTGACCTTATCAAGTCCGCCTCGCTTTCTCGTCTAATCACCAAGCCGTCTAATCCTTTACCCTCCCATAATCTTTTGCTCTTTTCAATTTGCTCTGCTATTCCTTCATAATCTTGTTTTGCCACCAACTCAACAATAGCCTTCATTTCTTTACGAGAATCACCTTCTATCTTTGAACCTCTGTTATATACCATAGAAACCAAAGCACCTCTGGTATCTTCGTTTAAAGTATCTAATTGAGGATAAATTCTTTTAGTCATTGCGTAATACTTAGGTATTGACTTCTTAACGAAAACATCATAAGCAATATTGTACGGAATGATAACATTTAACACTTCGCCTTTCATCATCGACTTAACCACTTCACCCTTAACTCCACAAAATCTTTTCATTGCATTTAAGAAGTTTAGGTTCAATGCTGACCAATCAGAAAACAAGTCCGCTTCTTTAGCATAGCCAACATCATAGCCAAGCCCAATCGTAAGTCCAGACTCACCTCCAGCCCAAATTGGCTTTTGGTATTTCTTCTCGTAAACCGCACGACCACCAACCTCATGTTGGATAATTAAATCA